CCTAAATCCGGTGAATAAACTCCTGCAGGGTAATGTTCAAATCCAGTATTATTTGTGCCAGCTTGTCCTTCAATGGCAGGACTCTGATTTACAAGGTTCACGATATCTACATCATATCCCAAGCTCCAAGTATTCTGCACCAAGGTCGGTGCTAAGAGTGTATTGAGATTCGGATCGTATTTAACGGGCATTCCATTTGAAGTCTTAATGAAGGCTGCATTACTACTGAAGTTGGTATCACCTGAAGTGTTATCCCAAATTCCTAACTTGTAAGTACGTGGCACAATTGGCGCTCCCAACGTAGGTTGGGCTATAATTGTGAAGCGACCACCACTTACCGATGAATCTGCGAAAATCGGAAATTCTACTTTAGAAGTATAAAGAGCCGTCTGATCAGTTACACCATCCACTAGGCGCGAGTTGCCACTATCAGGGTCCAGAATGTTGCAGATATTCTCCGCAACCGCCTGTTCTAATGTGCGACTATTTTGCGCTGATAGTTCCTTCACTAAATCATTCCGTTTCACTCCTTTATACTTATCGTATAATTGCTTCAATTCTTGCTGAGACATTTACTCTTGTTTAAAAGACTAATCAATTTTTCAAGAGCCTAGACGATACCAGTAGTTTAACGTCCCCCGGTATCGAGACGTTTGGTGAACTAACACTTACACGGTCAATAAAATCCCCACTACTAAGTCACGACTACTTATGCGTAGTCCTTAGCAAGGAGGGTTTTTATGAGCGCTGCCGTCATGTCAGTCACCAATTTTCCGTTGGTCCAACCAAGTTCGAAGGTAACATCAGAACCGTACCTGGCTGTTAACACTGATTTGTCTACTACATAATGACCGTCAGATGGAGCTTGTACCTGGTATTTATGCGTTGGATTCGCACCTGGATTAGGCTCTCTATCTGAACGTTTATACTCTAGGGTGGTATAAAAATCCTCTAAAAAATCAGGATGAGGAAACGTCTTTATGGAATAGAACATATCTGTGTTGAAAAATTCACTCGCTCGAGTGAAACCTACACCTGGATAGAGCTGTGTAGGGCATGAAAAGGTCTTGGCATATTTCACGTATCGGCCCAGGCTGGGCATCCAACAGAAATCCGATGTAGTCCATCCCCTGACGTGAGCACTGGGAACAAAGAAACCTCTTAGGAAACTTACATCGTAGCTGTGAATCGATCGATTTAACTCTTTGGCACGAAGGCCAAATTTGTTAAAGAGATTCTGCACTAATGCTTCAAGTGGATCCCTTCTTTGATATAACGCATCAGATAATACGGTGAATAAACACGCGGCATTAGTGATTGAGTTCATTAAAGAAGTATCCGGGTACCCGCTGGAACGGTTGATGGTATTGATTCTAAATGCATAAGACCCGGTCGCCTTATTTCCTAATTTAAAATCAATGGGCAATTCATGCAATTGCCCTAGGAGCTTTATGTCACTAGCATCTAACATCATCATTTCACGATAAAGCTCCCTTTCCTGTCGCAACAAGGAAGGACCTATGGATGCATCAAAGGCTGTCATATCCAGCTCTACGAATACGGGTGTTACACCGCGCGTATCTAT